CACTAGTGGATTTTGTAATACTGCTGTAGGTAATAACGCACTTCGTAGTAATACAACCGGTAACAATAATATCGCCGTAGGTAGTTATGCACTTCGTAATAATACTTTTGGATCATCTAACGTTGCTTTAGGGTACAATGCTTTATATGCTAACACCACTGCAATTCAAAATACTGCTGTAGGATTTTGTTCAATGAGAAATACTACTATTGGTTCATATAATACCGCAACAGGATTTTGTTCACTTTTTGGTAATACCACAGGAATTTCTAATGTTGCAATAGGTTTTCGAACGCTTCAACAAAACACAACAGGATGTAATAATACCGCAATAGGTACTCAAGCAATGCAATTAGGCACAACAGGACAGTCTAATGTTGCTGTAGGTCATCTTGCACTTCGTTGTAATAATGGGTCCAATAATACTGCAATTGGAAGTAATTCACTTGCTTGTAATACGACAGGAGAATGTAACACCGCAGTAGGTAATTCTTCACTTAGTTGTAATACGACAGGAATATGTAACATCGCAGTAGGACATTGTTCCCTTTTAGTTAATACAACAGGATCCAATAATGTGGCACTAGGTAGTCTTGCACTTCGTTTTAATACAACGGGAGGTTGCCAAGTGGCTATAGGAGCCGATGCATTACGTTACTCAAACTTTGCATCAACTTCCGCAAATGCCAACGTAGCTGTTGGATACAGAGCATTAAGAGCTAATACAATCGGAACAAGCAATACCGCTTTAGGCACTAGAACACTCTTATCTAATACAACAGGTGCAAACAACACCGCAGTAGGTGATGATGCACTTTTAAGTAATATAGTAGGTTCTAATAATACAGCGTTAGGGTATCAAGCATTGATGTTCAACACAACATCAAATAACACAGCGGTGGGTTATTGCGCATTAAAATGTAATACTACTGGTGTAGGTAATATTGGATTAGGGGATAGAGCATTATCTTTAAACACTACTGGTGCTAATAATACAGCTGTCGGTAGGATCTCTTTATACAGAAACACAACTGGTATTGCCAATACGGGATTGGGATATGGTACATTAGTAAATAATACTACTGGAGTTTGTAATACAGCAGTAGGATTTAATTCATTAAGATATAATATTTCAGGTACTAGAAACACAGCAGTAGGTAATAACTCATTAATATTTAATACTACGGGTAATAATAATACCTCAGTAGGTTTTTATTCTTTGTTTTCAAACACAGCATCAAACAACACAGCAGTTGGTTACTGTGCATTAAGATATAATACAACAGGAAATAGAAACGTTGCTGTAGGTACTTTGGCATCAAGATGTAACACAACCGGAGGTTATAATGCAAGCCTTGGGTATGGGGCTTTATCTAGTAGTAATACTGGTTTCTCTAATACTGCGGTAGGATTTTGTGCGTTGTTTAGTGCTAGCGGAGGTGCGAGTTGTAATACGGCGTTAGGATTCAATGCTCAACATCTTAACGGTAATTCTAATACAATTGCGGTAGGATTTTGTGCGGTCACTAATACAGTTAGTAATCACACAGTATGGGGTAACTCAGCAAACAACGTCTGTAATTGTGTTTACGCAGCATGGTCAAACGTTTCCGACTGTAGAGACAAAACCAACATCCAAACATTACCTTCCAAACTAGGTCTTGATTTAATCACAAAACTACGTCCTGTATCCTTTAACTGGGATCATAGAGACACATATGTTAGAGAATGTAGTTATGAGTACGGACAAAAAGATGGTAACTTAGCAGGAACAAAAGAACATTACGGTCTAATAGCACAAGAACTTAAATCAGCACTAGAAGAATTGGATGTTAAATTTGATGGTTTAGGACATGATGATAATAAAAATGCCTACCGTCTAACATACGAAGAACTTATCGCACCAATCATCAAAGCAATACAAGAACAACAAATTCAAATCGAATCTCTTAAATCCGAAAACGACACAATCAAATCTGAAATTGAAATATTGAAACAAAAATAAATTCAATAATCAATTTGATATAAAAACATTTAAATAAAAATATATATTAATCAATCTTGCAGTATTTATAAATTAAACAAGGAAAACAATGGCATGTAGTAAATATACACTCACGAACACTGGTTCAACAATAGTTAACTTCAGTTATAGAAGATGCGACGATTCATTTTGGGACTACCAAGTTGAATTAGCTCAGAATGAAACAAAAAATATTTGGGTTATCGATGGAACTTATACAGTAGCCTCATCATTCAGAGGGTCTATTGTCTTGGCTAATGCCGGTTCATTTCCTCCAACTTCTGTAACACCAACAAATACTCCAACGCAAACACCAACCCCTACTAATACTACAACACCAACAAATACGGCGTCTAATACACCAACTCCAAGTGTGACTGCTACGGGTACTGGAACACCAACTCCTACACCTACAAATACTGGAACAGGTACACAAACTCCTACACCAACTAATACTGCAACTCAGACTCCTACGCCAACTAATACTGGAACTCAGACTCCTACACCAACTAATACTGGAACTCAGACTCCTACACCAACTAATACTGGAACAGGTAGTACACCAACTCCTACACCAACTAATACTGGAACAGGTAGTACACCAACTCCTACACCGACAAATACCGGAACTCCAACTCAAACAGTAACTCCAACTAACACTGGTACTCCAACACCTACTCAAACACTAACTCAAACTCCAACTAATACTGGCACTCCAACACCTACTGCAAATAACACATTTACAGTATATTCAGGATTAACATCTGATGCTGCATGTGGACAATATTTCTCAACAGTAGTTGTTTACGGTAATAATTCACAGTTTGATTTGTCAAGTCAATTCTCAAACATTTCTACATTCCCACCATCAATCAGTATGACAGGATTCATCCAAAATAATGGATTTGTTTTTGAATTAGATTCAAACGGATTTGTCCTAGGATTTGGAACTTTATGTTCAACTTTAACTCCAACACCAACAAATAGTTCAACACCTACTGTAACTCCAACAAATACCGAAACTCCTACTGTAACACCAACAAATAGTTCAACACCTACTGTAACTCCAACAAATAGTTCAACACCTACTGTAACTCCAACAAATACCGAAACTCCAACTCAAACAGTAACTCCAACTAACACCGGTACTCCAACACCTACTGTAACCTCAACAAATACACCATCACCGACTCCAACGTTTGGATATTATACTTATAGTTTAGGTACAGGTGCAACCGCAAATGATGCTTGTGTTGATTTTAGTGGTTCACCTAACACAATTTATGGTACGGTAGCAGGTGGACCTGGTCCTAATGCTGGTGAATTTTTATACACAACTCCAGGTAATCCTCCGACTAATCCAGTCGCTAATGGATATTACTCAAACGGAACTGCAGTTTTCATAGTGTCGGGAGGTTTGGGACAGATAACATCTGTAGACCCTAATGGATGCCTCTAAATAGATAAAAATGGCGTGTAGTAAATATGTACTCACGAACACTGGGTCAACAATAGTTAACTTCAGCTATAGAAGATGTGATGACACCATTTGGGATTATCAAGTTGAATTATTCCCAAATCAAACTAAAAATATATGGGTTATTGATGGTACCTATACTGTGGCATCAGCATTTAGGTCAGTCATATCATTAGTGAATGAAGGTTCATTCCCTCCAACTTCTGTAACACCAACAAATACTCCAACGCAAACGCCAACCCCAACTAATACTACAACACCAACAAATACTCCGACTAACACTCCAACTCCGAGTGTTACTGCTACGGGGACTAGTACTCCAACACCTACACCAACAAATACTGGAACAGGTACTCCAACACCTACGCCAACAAATACTGGAACAGGTACTCCAACTCCAACACCTACACCAACAGAAACCCCAACTCAAACTGTAACACCAAGTACAACCGCAACGCCAGGACTAACTCCTACTGCAACTGAAACCCAAACACCAACTCCAACTCCAACACCTACTAACACTGAAACTCCAACTCAAACACCTACACCAACAAATACTCCGACTCCAACCAATACTGAAACACCAACAGAGACTCCAACTCCAACAAACACTGAAACCCCAACTAACACTCCAACACCTACTAACACAGAAACTCCAACAAATACTCCAACAAATACTGAAACTCCGACAGAAACTCCAACTAATACTCCTACTCCAACTAATACCGAAACTCCAACAAATACTCCTAGTGAGACTCCAACTAACACCCCTACAAATACCGAGACTCCAACTAACACACCAACACCAACAGCAACACCTCCGAATACATTTACTGTAACTAATAGTGGTGCGTCAGCTTATATCATAAACGGACAATCAAATCCAACATTAACTGTAACTGAAGGTCAAACTTACACATTTAATATTGCAGCAACTGGACATCCGTTTTGGATAAAAACAACACCAGTGACTGGTACAGGTGATGCATATAACGATGGTGTAACAAATAATGGAATCGACAATGGTACAATTACTTTTGTTGTCCCTTATAACGCACCATCCACACTTTACTACATCTGTCAAATCCACGGATCGATGCAAGGTATAATTAATATAATTGATGTACCATAAAAATTGTGTTTTACTTCAAAAGAAGTTAAAAATTATATTCAAAAACCCTCCACTTTACGGAGGGTTTTTTTATTTTATAGTAAAAATATAAATCACATGAAAATTTTTATTCAGATAGCATCTTACAGAGACCCACAGTTGGTTCCAACCCTTAAAGATATGATTGCAAATGCAAAAAAACCAAAGAATTTGGTTTTCGGTATCGCAAGACAATTTAGTGAATCTGACGGATTCGATAATTTAGATGAATACAGGAAAGATAAAAGATTCAAAATCTTGGATATTCCATATCAGGAATCTAAGGGAGTTTGTTTTGCCAGAAATCTTACCCAACAATTATATGATGGTGAAACATACACCCTACAAATTGATTCTCACATGAGATTCATTAAGGATTGGGATGATGTGTTAATTAAGATGATTAAAGGGTTACAAAAGGATGGATATAAGAAACCTTTACTAACAGGTTATGTGCCGTCATTTGACCCTGAAAACGACCCAGCAGGTAGATCACAAGACGCTTGGAGAATGGCATTCGACAGATTTATTCCTGAAGGAGCGGTATTCTTCTTGCCTGAAACAATTCCAGGTTGGAAAGAAATGACAAAACCCGTAACCTCAAGATTTTACTCAGCTCACTTCTGTTTCACTTTAGGTCAATTCTCAACTGAAGTACAACACAATCCTGAATACTATTTCCACGGAGAAGAAATCTCTATCGCAGCAAGAGCATACACTTGGGGTTATGATTTATTCCACCCACACATTCCTGTCGTGTACCACGAGTACACTCGTAAAGGTCGCACTAAGCAGTGGGATGATGACAAGACATGGGGAGATAAAAACAAACACTCTCACCTAACAAATAGAAAACTATTTGGTATGGATGGTGAAACTCAAGAAGGACATGACGGGCCGTACGGATTTGGTACTGTTAGAACTTTAAGAGAATATGAAAGATATGCGGGTTTATTATTTGAAAAAAGAGCGGTTGACCAACACTGTTTGGATAAAAACTATGCACCTAGTCCTGTAATTGAAGATGAAGAGGAGTGGAAAAAAAGTTTCTCAACAATATATAAACATTGTATTGATATTGGATATTCAAGTGTGCCTGAAAAAGATTATGATTTTTGGGTGGTTGCATTCCACGGTCCAAATGATGAAACGATTTACCGAAGAGATGCCGATAAAAATGAAATTGCTGGATTTATGAGAGACCCTGACAAATATTGTAAAGTTTGGAGAGAATTCCCAACAACAATTTTACCATCATATTGGGTTGTATGGCCTCACTCAGAATCTAAAGGTTGGTGTGATAGGCTAACTGGACAACTAAACCATAATATCGTGTCTTAATATGAGTAAAAAATTAATAATACATCAACCTACAAATCACTATAGCAACAGATATAAGTATTATAATGTTTTTTTTGATAACTTAGTAAAAAAATTGTCAGAAAAAAATGAGGTTATTGTTGATAGATATTATAAAAACGTTCATAGAGGACGTGTTAATGTTGAGTTAGGATGGCATGAAGACCAAGATTTTTTTGTCGAAATGCAAGATTGTGAAATGATTATAGAAGACTATGACACCAAAGAAACTCAAATTCTAAGTGTGTCTGATGACTTAACTCCCACTTCATTAAATCTTCAGTCCTATGACAACACAAAAAAAATATTTATATCTCAGTTCGTACGAAATAAGGTATATCATCATGTTGCCAAAGAACACCAACACAAGTATTTCCCATGGATTTATTTCCCGTCTAATGAATACGATTTAGAATCGTTTTATCAAAAAAGACAAGAAATAACACCTAAGGACGATAGAATGTATTTTAGAGGAGAGACTTTTAGTAGAACAATTTTGAACCACTTTACTCCTGATGTATTTTATGGCGGCAATTCCATTGGAGGATTTGATACATATGTAAATGAACTCATTAAATTCAAATTAGGATTATCAGTTGCTGGCCGAGGTGAGATGTGTTATAGAGATATTGAATATATGGGACTTGGTGTTCCATTCATTAGATTTGAATACACAACCGAGTTTTTCGAACCACTAATTCCAAATGTTCATTACATTTCCGTTGACAGACCTGATGATTTATTTGATTGGATGAAGTTGGATAGACTCGGTGAAAAACATCACGCGGAGTTAATTATTAAAAGATACTTGGAAGTAAAAGACGACGATGAATTTTTGAACTTTATTTCCAAAAATGCCAAAGAATATTACAATAAATATTTGAGTCCATCATCGAGTGTGGACTTTACAATCAAAATGTTAGGTTATGAAGTTTAATGAAATACCTAAGTTTGTGGTGAACTTAGAAAGAAGACCCGACCGATTAGAATCAATCAAATCAGAGATGGAATACATTGGTTGGGATTATGAATTATTTCCCGCAGTCGACACAAACTCACATGTTGGATGTTCATTATCACACATCGAAATTATAAAGTTGGCTAAAGAAAGAAATTATGAGTGTGTATTAGTTGTTGAGGATGATTGTTCGGTGATGCCATACGCAAAGTCTCTACTTGAAAAAATTGAAGTTGAACTTGATAACTTGGAATTTGGTGTAATCAATTTGGCTCCAACATTGAACAGACCTGTGTTGAAACATGATACTCTTGAAACATTGATAGACATAACAAATTTGCCACCCTGTCTACCACACCATAGAGATATATTCGCGACTAACATGATACTATATCATCAATCAATATACGATGATTTGTTGGAATTAGAAGAACCTAGTAAGTTAGGATATTATGCTATAGACGACTTTATATTCAAGTTTATTTCTTCAAAGAAACAAAGTTATATTCCAATTTTACCCATTGGCCCACAGCATGGTGGATGGTCCGATGTTTCCAATGGCCAATACAATAACTTTTATGTACAAACATATAATTGGAATGGATATTGCCCATTTAAAATTCCTGGTGAGTTTTTGGACCAACAGAGAAACGAAGAACTTAAACGAAAAAAAGAAATGAAAGATTTTTATTATGTCAGTTAAATTTATAACCGCAATTTATAATGATTTATATGGTACTGAGTTCGGTGGAAGAATTGGACGAGCAGGTCATTATAGACGAAGTTTATTATCTTTATTAAAGATGACAGACGCAGACTTTCTGTGTTATACCTCACAGAGAGAGTTAGAATCTTTAGAACAATATTATTACGAAGAATGTTCCATCTCGAGAGAAAAACTCAAATTCCAAGTGTTTGATATTGCAGATACAAAGTTTAGAGATATTATCAATCAACATAAAAATCTTGAAGTAACCAAACAAAGTGATAGATGTGTTGAAATTCAATTCAGCAAATTTCATTGGTGGTGGAATGAAGACAAGTCGTATGACTACTACTATTGGATAGACGCAGGTTTATCTCATTGCGGTTTATTTGCACAGAAATATTTGGGTACAAGTGATTATTATGCTCAAAATTATGAATGTAGTTTATTTAATAATTTATTTTTACAGAACTTAATAGATAAGACTGGTGATAAATTTTTGTTAGTCGGTAAAGACAATGTTAGACATTTTTGGGCCGGTACCGTACACCCTAGATGGTATACTGAGTTTGATGCAAGCATTCACGTGATTGGAGGTATTTTTGGTGGACGTAGAGATTTGTGGGATAATGTTGTAACCTTGTTTGAAAACTATCTCGAGAATATTATTGTGACTGATAAAAGTATTCCACATGAAGAAAACGTAATGTCATTAATGTATTTCAACAACAAAGAGTTATTTGAATTAATCAAATTCGACCATTGGTGGTGTAGAGATAACGCACCAAGAGAAATCCCCGATAACTTTTTTGATAACTATATAAGCTTTAATAAAATATTTGAAGAATTAAACGGAATTTATGAGTAATATAACATTAGTAACAGGAATTTGGGATATCGGTAGAGATGAACTTAAGGAAGGTTGGAGCCGACCGTTTCAACATTATTTGGATAAATTTGAACAACTATTAAAAGTTGAAGAAAACTTAATAATATTCGGTGACGAAGAATTAAGATCTTTCGTAGAAACAAGAAGAAACCCTGAAAACACACAATTTATCACCCGACCACTAAGTTGGTTTACCAACTCAGAATTTTTTCCATTAATTCAAAAAATTAGAACGAATCCAGAATGGTATAATCAGTCGGGTTGGTTAAAAGAATCCACACAGGGTCGTTTGGAAAACTATAATCCATTGGTCATGTCAAAAATGTTTTTGTTACATGATGCCAAAATTATGGGTAGATTTGATTCCGAATATATATTTTGGATTGATGGAGGATTAACAAATACCGTTCATCCAGGTTATTTCACCCACGATAAAGTATTGGATAAATTAACAAAATATGTTTCAAAGTTTTCATTTATATCATTTCCTTACGATGCAGAAAAAGAAATTCATGGGTTTGAATATTCTAAGTTAAATTCAATCGCAGGAGATAAAGTTAATAAAGTTGCAAGAGGAGGGTTCTTCGGTGGACCCAAACACACAATTAGTGATGTAAATGGAATTTATTATGGACTGTTAAAAAGTACATTAGAAGAAGGATACATGGGTACTGAAGAATCTATATTCAGTATTATGTGCTACAAACATTCTGACCTATTCAATTATTTTGAAATCGAATCCAATGGATTAGTTGGTAAATTTTTCGAAGACTTGAAGAATGATACCCTGAAGGCTAAAAATGAAAGTTCTGTTCAAGTTGTTAATAATTTGGATACAAACAAAGTAGGTCTCTACGTAATCACGTTCAATAGTCCAAAACAATTTAAGACTTTAATTGATTCTATGTTGGCGTATGATAAAGATTATATTAACAAGACAACTAAGTTTTTGTTAGATAATTCAAGCGACTTGTCAACTACCGCGGAATACTCGGAGATTTGTAAAGAATTTGGATTCGAACACATTAAAAAAGATAATTTGGGAATATGCGGGGGTAGACAATGGATTGCAGAACACTTCCAAAATGAAACAGATTTGGATTATCATTTGCTATTTGAAGATGATATGTTTTTTTATCCAAACGAAGGTAAAGTTTGTAGGAATGGATTCAATCGGTACGTTCCAAACTTATATAGTAAGTCGTTAGAAATTATTAAAAAAGAAAACTTTGATTTTTTGAAGTTAAACTTCACAGAATTTTACGGTGATAATAGTGTGCAGTGGAGTTGGTACAACGTGCCACAACATGTTAGAACAGAATTTTGGCCAGATAAACCTAGATTACCTGAAATTGGATTAGACCCTAATGCACCTAAAACACAATTTAACTCAGTGTTATCTCATAAGGGAGTTCCTTACGCTAAAGGTGAAATTTACTACTGTAATTGGCCTCAGATTGTTAGTAGAATTGGAAACCAAAAGATGTTTTTAGATACAACATGGGCACATATTTTTGAACAAACCTGGATGAGCCACATGTATCAATTGGTAAAAAAAGGAGAATTGTACCCTGGATTGTTATTACTAACACCTACAGAGCATAACCGTTTTGACCACTATTCTCGTGATTTAAGAAAAGAGAACTAAGATAAAATTTTATCACTTTTTTTCAAATTA